GGCGGGGGGAGTGGAGAAGCACCTGCGGGACCACCGGGAGCACCCTGACCACCATTCACCATCTGCTCAAGAATCATCTGAATTTGCTGCGCCATCTGTGGATCTTGCAGGAGGGCGAAGATCAGTTGGGCCATCGGGTCGTGTGACGTTTGACCCTGACCATGTGCTCCTGGAATGCCGCCGGGAGGCGGAAGTGGGTTATTCGGAACCGGAGGTCCACCAGGGGTAGGCTGCGGGGGAGCGTCACCGAGGCGCGGAGGCTGAAAAGGCATAAATATTCCCTATCAAAATGATCCAAAAGCGGAACTGAAAGGAGTCGGATTCGCAGAGAGTGATGGGTCAGACTGTCTAATTTGCTCAGAAAATGATTTGGCTTTGTCGGGGTTCTGGGCAAGGTACGTGTAAATGTCTCGCTGAGTACTGTCTCCCGATAACGTTCCGTTCGAGAGGTAGTTGAGAAACGCCGTTCGGTGTGCATTGTATGGAAGGTTGTTCATCACGTAGTTGAGTACAACGTTTCCATCTTTTGAAATCACCGGAGCTGAGGTTGTGTTTGTGGGGGTCGCGTATGCACTGGAGGTACTCGGAGTTGGGCTTAACGCATCAATCTGCTGTTTGATCTGGTCGGCTCGCTGTGTATCTCCTGAAGCGAGTGCCTCCGTTCGCATTTCACTCAACCAAGCACGTCGATTATCGTTCTGGTTATTGGAGGCGTTGTAACCACTCGTTGTCGGCGTGTTCGATGTCGTGTCTCCTGGGGCGGTGGACTGGTACGGTGAAACCCGATCGGGGTTCTTGGCATATTCCTGTGACATCTGGCGAGCCTGTTGAAGCTCACCGAGCGTATTAAACGAGGAAGGGTCGATCCCGTTATCCAGAAAGAGACGTTGATTAATGCCCGCAAGCGGATTCACGATCTGGTAGTAGTAGGGCAGTGCTCCTGGTGTATTTTGTAACTCTTGATTCGCCTGCTGAAGCGCAATCTGATACTGCTGTGCGTTGAACGTCGGGTCCCAGGAGTGGGAGTCAATGAAGTTCTGGATCTGAAGGACCTTCGAGATAGTATTCCAGTAAGGAGTACGCTGCGCCGCCTCAAGCGGTGTAAGCGAAGAGGGTCCCGTGAGTTCATTCAGCATTTTCTGGAGAAACTGATAGCCAATTGAACCAGGCTTAAGCTGGCCCATGAACGCGCGAATCTGTTCCCCAGTCATTACGAACCTCGATTCAGAACGCCGTTACCACCGGGAATGAGTCCACCAACACCAGGGACACCTGGAGCACGTTGGAGTCCTGACGCCCCAGCACTCGCACCCTGTGCCTGTTGAAGGGCGTTAAACGGAACGGGTCCCATTTGTGGCGGGAGAAGCGTTGGAGGAATACCGGGTGTCGGTGGTGCGCCGGTTCCATTCCCGACCAGTCCAGAGGGGTTCGGTGGTGGAGCGCCTGGTGGAACCTGTGTTTGCTGTTGGAGTTGGTGATACTGCTGAACGGTTTGCCAGACCTGGAACATCATCGGATCGTTACGGTAGAGCGACCACGGAACCAGAACCGACTTCATGACCTCTTCATCCTTGTACATCATTTCATCAAGGATGCGGAAGTTTTCACGCTCTGGGTTCTTGATGTCGAGGTACTCGCTGCGAGCCGTTTGCATCGAGATGAGGTTTTCCTTGGTCAGTGCCAAGGCCATCTGCATCAGTTGGAAGCGATCCTTCGGAGAGACATCCTTATACTCAACCGAGATATGAACGCCAGCCTGAGCAATCTCTTGGGGTGTAACCGTTGCGCCACCAATCCAGTTACCTGTAGCATCTTTCGTGACAATGCCAACCGGTTGCTGGTGAATGTCGCGCAAGATGGAGAGAACCTTACGGTTAATCTCCGTTTCCGCGTTCTGGAGGGCAGTAATAATGCCGAGCAGGGAATCGCGAGCGGCACCAGTAAGAAGCGCGATCGCAAGTCCTGACTGCTGCGGATCGGCACCTCCCCAAAGAACCTTCGGGATAGATCCCATGTAGACATCATCGTTGAGAGCGTTGAGGAGCGGAGCAACTTCAGCGGGATTGGGGTTGGGGTTGATGACCTGTAAGTCCTCTTTCCCCTTAATCATGTAGTTGCTGGCGCCCGGTGCGAGCGACAACTCGACCGGTTCACCAGTCTCTTTCGAGTAGTGAACCAAGATTGGTGGGTTTGAGGCTGAGGCGACGATCTCCGCGAGCTGAGACAGAATCGTGTCACGCATTTTGTAGGCGACACGGGTTCCATGATAGATGCTGGGTCCGATGTTCTTGATGAAGTCGGTACCCGCACCAAGACGCGTGTCACTCCGAACCGGTGAACCACCAACCGTGTGGACAATCCAAGGACAAAACCCAAAACCATGAGGAGTGGGTTGTTTTACTTCCTGGGAATCAACGAGAACCGCGTGATAGCCTCGGTCATAGTAAGCAATGACTTCAACAACTTCGGTCTCTTCACGATCAGCGAACATCTGAGCCGCTTCGGGCCACTCGTCCATTACCTGACCGATAAGCTGGTAATCCCGATAAATGACATATTCGAGATCGTTATCACCCCAGAATGGATAGACCTTGATCGGATCAACAACCTTGAGTGTGATCGGGAAGTCATCAGCGGTGGCGAAAGAGTTGTAGGAGATACGAGTCGCAACCCAACCTCGTTGAGCCGCGTACCAGGCCATTGAACGACGCAACCCATTCTGACCAACCTGAGACCACTTCCATTCGAAGGTATCCCACGCATAGCGCAGCAGATCTTCGACCTTCTGACACACCCGTTCTAGGGCATTCTGTGGGGGAATCAGATGGGTGACCGGCGTATGACCACCAATCATCTGCGAGATCTTCTCTACCGTGACGTAGGGAAGGTTGGAGATATAGGTGGTGGCGGAAGCGTTATCAGCCTCCGTCATGTCGTAGAGGTCCTGGTCATCCTGCATACGCGTATCGCGGGCATCCCAGTACGTCTTAAGCCGTTCTGCCCGCTCCTGAATCGACTGCATCGTCGGAGCTTGGGGCTGTTGGGGGGCATAGCCCGCGATGGGCTGACCCCAATCCTGTTGAAAGAATTGAGGCGGAAGGAGTTGCAAGATCGCCATACCGGGATCGGGAGCAGGCGGTGGGCCTGCGGGTCCGATTGGTGGCATCCCCGGAAGAACCATTATTACCTTCGTCTCTCATACAACTCTTGCCACCCAGCCTTGCGAATGCGGGAAGCGGTTCGTCTGGTGTGGGTTGAAAACGGGGGGAGATTCACAAAGAAATATTCAACTGCTGAGGCAAAGTGGGAAAACTGATCGTGGTAGGGCTTGGCTTGCTCAGTGGTGGTGTTGCTCCGCTGTTCGATGTAACGGTAGTTGGACATCGAAATATCCACCTCTTCACAAGCAGGAAGGTTGACATCCAGCTCTCTGAGCCCGAGTTCCGTCATGCGCTTGCGTGTCGTGAAATCCCGCGCATAGGTGTTGGTTGTCACATACAGGTTGTAGTCCTGTTCGAGGACATCAATGACCGATCGAGCATCCGTTTGGGAACGTTGTCTACCAGCAGGGTCACCGAAGAGGATGGCATCACCCCAGGTTGAACGGCGAGAAATCCACTTGAGATCCTCGTTACTGTAGGTTCCTGTGCGGGTTTCCGAGATTTCACCTTTCAAGAACGGAACGTAGAAATCAATCGGTTTTCCCCGGTTCTTGTAACAGTCGATCATGCGCTTGCGTCCCGTCTCGGGATTGCGTTGCCAGACCACGAGAGCGGTATCGTCTCGTACACCAAAGTCAACAGAGATCCAAAGGGGCCAACCGGGTTGGTAGGGATAGAGTCCTTTGGGTACCTGATACCAACTGGTGTAGACCACACCTGACGCTGATCGCTCGTAGTTGATGTCGAGTTCTTGGGCGATCTCAACCTCATCGAGGTAGCGTTTCTTCTCTTCCTCGTACCACTGCTGATCGCGTTCAGGGTGAATCGACCAGTGGAGAGAAAGCACGTCAATCCCCGAATTACGAATGTCGTAGAAGGTGTTTTTCCCTTTGGGGGTTGAGGCGATAACGCGACATTGAGCCGTTTCAGCGGTGGCGGTCCAGGCGTCTCGGAGCGGCGGGAATGAGGCGCCCTCGTCAATGAACACCATCGAGTAGCGACCAGCTCGACCAAAGTTCCCGACTGACGCCTTGCCTCGGATTGAACAGAGGTTGTTCGGATCGGGGTGGATGAGGAGGAGTTTCTTCCGGTGCTTCTCGAAATCAAATCCAACGGGAAGCATCCAACCGGGGAGGCGACGCAGGATGAAATCGATCTTCCCGAACAGAGAGTTGATCGTTCCGTCATCTACTTCGTCTTCGGTCCACGATCCGAGAAGGAAGGTGGAGTTGGGTTCGAAAAGATACT